ACTTCCTGCTCTCGGTTTTGGTTTTGTTTGCCTTGTCCACTCATAAGTTGTAGATAGTCTAGGAATATAACCTTAATACCATACTTCTGCTTTAGAATAGTAGCCTTAGCTCTGAGTTGTGAGATACTGATTCCTCCAGTATCCTCTATGTAGATGGGTGCTGTGATTATCTTGTCATCTGTCTTTAAAAGTAGCTTACGTTCATAGTCATTCAAATTATTCGTCCTAAGGCGTTTTAAGGGCACTTGACTTGTTATTGACTCTAACCTTTCAACAAGCTGTTCGGAGCTCATTTCGAGGCTAAAAATAGCCGTAGGAACGTTATTTAGGATAGCTAAGTGATAAACACTAGAAAGCATCATTGCAGTCTTACCTGCACCAGGTCTAGCAGCTATAATACATAGGTCAGGTTTACACCAACCTGCTATAGTTTGGTTTAGTTCTTGGAATCCTGTATTAAATCCTAAAAGTTCACCATTACTTGCTAAATCCCTAGCAAAGTTGATAGCCATAACTACATCAGTTATGCTTTTTTCATAGATATTGCCATATTCTTGGATAGATAATAGTTGACTATTAAGGTCAGATAGAAGGTCTAATGACTGACTATCGTTATCTAAGCATTGACTTTCAGCTATTCTAAGCACTTTATAAGCTTCACGCTTCTTATACATCTCAATAACAATCTCAATATGGGTGTTTAAATGAGCTGTTGAGATTACATTATCAGTTAACTTTGATAGGTAAAAAGCTCCACCAACATCTTGAATGTCCTTATCTTGGGAAAGTTTTTGAGCTACAGTAGTAAGGTCTATAGATATGTTACTATCATACATTTCCTTAATAGCGTTAAAGATTTTTTGGTGCTTTAGATCGTAGAATATGTCAGTTTTTAGATGACCTATAACCAATGGGATAGTCCTTTTGTCTAAAAGCAATGCCCCAAGTATGTTAGATTCAATATCTAAAGCTTTTGGTAGGTTTATAGCTATCATAGTTTTTCTATTTCGTATTTTACCTTTAACCAATAATCATTATAGCTTGGTTTAGGACCTAAAGTATAATCATACTTCTTAGTTGCTTCTAATACTTCATCTACAGCTATTAATGCACAATGTTTAGTGCTATACCATTCTTGAACTATTGTAAATCCAGGTATTTCTAGATGATATTCTACTGCTTCATAAGGTATTTGTAGCCAATCTGCAAACATTTTATAAACTATTTCTTTAGCTTTTTGTTTTGGTGTCATGTTATTTTAGTTTTATTTGTGTAGTTATTTTATTTGTAGGTACTTGATTAAAATCCTTTGGCTTAATTATCTCATCATAAAATGACTCGTTATTTAAGTATGTATCAGGATTCTTTCTATATTGTTTATCAGGTTGTGCAATCTTGTATTCCTTAGTGTGTTTAATAGCTTGTGTTCTTTGATCGTCAGTTAGCTTATTCCACTTATTTTCTAGTTTAGTTTTACTACCAACCTTCTTATCATATAAATCCCACCATGTATCAAACGATATATTTATAGATTTATTTATAGATGTATTAGTAATTGTATTACTATATGGTATAGGTGTTGCACTTTCGTTACTTCCATTTTGCATTTCTGCAATATGGATATTGCAATTGTTTAAGAACGACATTTCATCTCTGAAAGCATACCAACAAGTCCTATCATAACCACTTTTGTTATAGTTTTCTCTTAGTATTACACTTTGATTAACCAATGAATCTAATATTCTTTTAATCTTGTGTTCATTCCAGTATGGGAAAATCTCACTAAAAGCCTTGTAAGTATTGTAAGTCCATGTTCTATCGTTTAAGTAATGCTTTCTATTAGCCTTATTTTTAGTTATCCAAAAGAATAAGTTATTAATAACAATAGCCTCTTCTATTCCGTATTTTACTGCGTGATCAGTATTAAAATGATGTTCCATCTATATGCACTTTAATTTGTTCAATATCATTATTGTTTAAATCAAACCATTCGCCTCTTATTCTCTTATGATTAAATGATTTATGTAATTCCTTTTCTAATTTCATTCTACCAAAATTATAATATATCATTTCAATATCAGGTACTTCTGATTGAAGGGTTTTTTCTCTAAATTCAGGGTATTTTGAATAGCCTATTTTAATAAGACCATTTCTATTATCCTTCATTAAGTATATATACCCTCTATCATCTTTTTGCCTTTTAGGTATACTTTTAGCATATTCATAAAATCTTTGCTGATAAATTTCGGAACTATCTACATTCCTGTCATAAATTTCTTCATCAGTTAGATTATCATTTAAATAATGATTGTAAGTTTTATCAATAGCCATTTTAAGTGCTATTAATTCATTAATACTTAATAATCTGTAGTATGATTTGCAATCATAAATGTGCCCTTCTTCATCAATAGATAAGATAAATGGGTCTTGTAAATTGTTCATAAAATAAAAACGCCCGCAGATTTGCTGGAAGTACGAGTTCCAACGCCTCTTTGGGCAAAAAAAGTTCTTAATGCTATCTCGTACATAGCAGAACAAAGATACTAAATATTCTTAACTATCCTAAAAATAACATCTCTATTATTGTGCTTAAATTTCTTCTTTAGTAATGGATTAAGTGATTTCTTTATTGAGTCTTGTGTTATTCTTGTATTCCTTGCTGCATGAGCTAAAGATTTAAACAATACTTCACTTTTGTCGTCAACATAAATCATCCTCACTGGTACTGAGTTCTCTAATCCTGCAATCTCCATCATATATTCTTGAATTTACTAATTATTGTTAATGTTACAAATAGCAATATTGCTAGTGGTATTGATATTACTATAAACTTTGCTAATTCATATAAAAATATTATTGCTTGTTTCATAACTTTTGTTTTTATAATATGATAAGTTTTTAACCATATTTTGCAAATCTTGTCTATTGTATGTATAAATTTTAATCTTAATAGTTCTATTATTGTTAAGAACATTATTTATCTGATTAAAAAAATATGGCAAATCTTTATTGCCTCTGTAATTATTACACTCATTACATATCCATATCAAATTTTCAAAATAATTATTACCTCCTTTAGATAATGGTACAATGTGTTCTTTTGTTCTATAATTACTTTCAGTAAATTTTCTTTCACAATAGTTACATCTTGTACTGTTAAAATTTATTGACATAAATAATAGTTTAAAATAACCACCCCAAGTTTCACTAATTACTATCAGGTTATTAATATTTTATCATGAGGTGGTTAAGATTTTTATTTCTTTAAGTTAATCTTAAAGGTTGTAGTGCTAATTCTAGGTGCTGGGTGTACCATTTCGCCTGATTCAGGATCAACCATAGCAGTCGGTAAAGTTCTAAGCATCTTCTCTCTTTCCTTTAAAGCAAACTTTAATGACTCTATTTCTTCATTCATTTTGCTCCAAGTATAGTCTTGGTCATAGATATACTTAACACCTGATTCAAACTTAGCCATTTCGCTTCCTAAGACCTCAGCCTTGCCTCCAGGATACTTACTAAGCTCATCTAATACTAACTCTTTTAAATCGGCTCTAATGCCTTCTAAGAGCTGTACTACAGCCTCAGACTTAACGAGCAACTCTAATGGCGACTCACCAGTCTGTGTAAAGTGATCTACTATCTGCGACTTGATTAACTCAATAGCAAATTTGTTAGGCTCAATAGAAGCAAGTTCTACTTTGGGTAATAATGTTAAATTCATTTTATTTTAGGTTTTCTTTTTTCATTTTTAATACCTTCATCAATGTTTCATCTGAGTCAAATGATTGCTTGTAAGTAAAGTATATGTCAGTTAATTGCTTAACCTTAGTACACTTAGCTACTTCCATCATGATTTCTTCTCTTGTAGGCTCTTCTTCTAATATTTCAGCTACAACTGTTTGTACTGGCTTAGAGGTTTTTTTCGGCTCTTCATGTACGAAATCCATCTCTTCAGCAGGTGTCGCTTCAAATCCAGCAGCTTTCATCAACCATGCTAACTGATTACGGAATGCTTTACCTACTGCTCTAGTCTGTGCCATAGATAAGATAGCATACTCATCAAAGAATTTTTTGCTACCCTCTTTGTTAGAGCATATTGCAATACCTACAGACACTAACTTATTGTCTTGGTATGATCTAACTTCGCA